CCCATACTTTGGGGAGTGGACTTTGAGTGTTGAGGAAACCAGCATAACCTGGCTTAACTCTTTACTAACCTCCGAAAGAGGTACGACACTCTGAGGTTCTTCATCTGACTGAGTGGGCCCCCGTTACGGGGGGCCTCCGGGGTAATGACCCGGGCCAGTTTGATGATCCTAGATTGCTTAGCTAACAATCTTATCCGCTCTTCTTGTATGGGCCTCTGCAATGGTAGGGTTTGTCCTCATTCAAAGGGATTAAGCACTGTCGTCTCCCGGGTACACTTTTGTGAGCTGGGGCTAGGCGCGTAGGTCCTCGGTCTGAGAACATCCTCTACCATGTCAGAGGTTTTCTCTGGGGGGACTAGAGCTTGCTACACTCGTAGTCGAGGTCTGGGCTGGATCCCGGAGCTCTAGATTCCACCTGGGTGGGTGGAGGTCCTTAACGGGCCATTTACCTAGTGCTCACGCACCTACAAGTGCTAATGAATTACCGCAAACGGAGAACACAAAACAGTAAGGCTCTCGCCAAACAGCTTATGCTCCTCCGTCGTTGGGAACTCATCTGCAGTATTGTAGACTGAGTACGGATGGAGTACTTTACTCCTTCTTCTGGTGGACTAAGCCGGCACCTTGCATACTTCCTGGGGAGGACCCGTAGGGTCCTCTTTGCTCGTGGGGTCACTTCTGTGGTCCCATTCGTTAAGGGGGCCCGGGCAGCGTTCCTTCAGTGGATTGCTGCCCCTGAGTCCTCCCCGGAAGCGAAACGAGAGCGACGGAAGCTCCGAAAATACTTCGGCGTACACTCGATCGGAACCGACCTGAAAACTGAACACTGACGTAATACCGTCAGGCTTGTTCTAACAGCTCTAATTACGACGAGGTCCCTGATTTACCCGAAGTCCCTTGATACCCTCCCGATTAAGACACCCGCCTCATGAAGCGAGTATCCGGGTTGGGTAAAAGATATCAAGGGGTTCTGGTCTCATCTAGGGTTTGGTCGCCCCACAAGTACCAAGGACTTTCAGCGTTCCTCATGAAGCAAGTTTCACCTCTCCACCAAGGCTGGTCCAAATGGTCCGGCGATGTGGTCTGCACTAGCGGACCTTGGGGCTCTTCCTGAGTCCCTCATCTCCTCCATTGGATTCCTCGGTGGTGAGACGATCCAAAGAAATATGGATCTTCTCAGGCGGTTCCTCCCCCAGCTTTCGGATTTCTTCCCTGTTAAGGGGGAGACGATCCGTAGGCTGGTGGGGATCGCAGACAGGGAGAAACCCCGGACGGTGGCCATTCTGGACTATTGGTCACAGACTGTACTCCTTCCGGTGCATCTCTTCCTGTTCTCGGTCCTTCGGAGGATTCCGCAGGATGTGACATTTGACCAAGGATCATTCCTTGATAAGGTGCGCCTATGGGATTCGGTGGAGTATTTCTCCATCGATCTTAAGAACGCTACTGACAGGTTCCCCGTCGAATTTATTCGCCGGGTCCTTGAGGGAGCTTTCACCCAGGAGTGAGTTTCCCACTGGGCCAACATTATGGTCGGTTATCCATTCTCTACTGAGGATGGACCCGTATCCTATGCTGTTGGTAACCCGATGGGGGCCTACTCATCCTGAGCCTCGTTTGCTGTCGCCCACCACTATGTGGTATACGATTGCTGCAAGGAACTTGGGATTCCCTGGAAAACCGCCCAGTATGTCATCCTTGGTGATGACGTCCTGGTTGGGGATCCAGATCTGGCTTATGCGTACCAGGCCCGGCTCCAGTCCCTTGGGGTGGAGGTTTCTCTTCATAAAACTCTTGTGTCTCAAACGACATTCGAGTTTGCGAAGCGTTACTTCCACAAGGGCCTGGAGGTGACCCCCTTCCCCGTTTCTGCTGTCGTTGATAACTATAAGTGTATTCCACTACTAGTTTCTTCGATGGTCAGTGAGAGGAGGAGGGGTCTCGAGCCACTCAGGGGGATCCCTTGGGCGGTAAAGAGTCTGTATGACCGGCTTCATAAGTCTTCTGCCATGGCTCAACGAGCGATGGCTGAAGCAAGCCAGTGTGAACTTGGAGTGCTTTACTCGAACGGATCTCTAGGAGCCCTGCAGTATGTTTCCATCCTGCTGGGTGAGTCCCAGTCTTCCAGTCTTCGAGAGTCCGGCGTCCTGACCGAGAAGGTTGCTAACCAACTCGTTAAGGAGGCCGTGCATTCCATGTTCGCAGACTCCCTCTCCAACCCGAAGCTTGACCTGGGCCGCCTTGCGGTGGACCTGGTCGAGCGTTTTACGGGTGGGGATGACCGCTTTGGTGAGG